ACAAGGTCACAGTTGTGCATATGCTGAGCAAAATAATCCGCATCATGGAAGTGGATTATGCCCTGCTCGTGAGCTTCGACGATATCGTTGGGAAGAAGCAATCTATCAGTCAGATCCTTGGATACCGTGCCTGCCATATAGTCTCTTTGTGTAGGCAAAAGTGTAGAATTTTTATTTGAATTCTCTTCTTTAATCTCTTCGTTTGTACAATCAATCAATGAGAGTATGGTGTTATCGGTATTATTCATTTTTCTTGCCAGCATTCTTTTATATCTGTATGTGATATATGCCTTGGCTACATCTTTACAACTATCCATGAGAATATTTTCAACGATATCCTGTATCTGTTCGACAGATATTTTTTCGGTGGTAATATTACTGCATACTTTAGAACAATCACTTAAAGCATTATCAACATTGTCATTCGTTGGATTTACTTCATTATAAGCTTTAAGGATTGCATTACAAATTTTGTCTTTATTAAATGGGACTTTATCCCCGTTTCTTTTTACAACTATCATTTAATCACCCTTTCTAATACGTTTATAGTCCGAAGTAACAACAACATCTAAGGGGCTCGAATATGTACTCTCATCAATCTCTCCCTACTTTAGGCAATACTTTCATTATACAATCTTGGCACAACTGTTCTCCATCTAATTCTCTGAGATCTTCTGGAAGCATTTCTTCTTCGCAGCGATCACAATACCAATGAGGAGAGCTATAATAAGGACAGCCAGAATATAAACATGGCAGTCCGCAGTCCACGCAATCATTTTCATATACTTTCATTAGCTATCACCTCTTATACCTGATTATCTTACCATTTTCCATGGCTACATCTATATACTGAGGGTATTCGCCATCGTTCTTATATGAATTGAACTTATACGCCTTTATCGTAACAGGAAGATAATGACTGTCTTCGCAAACTTTACACTCAGTTTCTGACTTATAAACTGTATTACAGATTTCGCACTGGAACTGGCTTAATATTTTCATTTTTATCACCTTTCATTAAATACTGTATTTATGTTATTTAATTTCTGCTTTTACATTTAAAAGTACACCCATACAGTCATCACCAAAATACTGTTTAATAAAGCTTTTATCAATAGGTGTAGTTGCTTCTACAGAAAAATTATGATTGTTTTCTGCTATACAAACTTTGTCATTATCGTTGAATTTTTTTAAAATTGCTTTAAGTTCGCCAACCGTTAAAGTTGTAAGATAACGCATATATGAATTACAAGAAGGGCATATATCTTTAGTGGAGTATTGTTCTATATGTCCACAGTTGCTACATTCATACCAAGAACGGTTTGTATGTCCTCCATCCCAATCACGTTCGCTTTCCCATCGATATTTCCAATATGGTTTCATATTAACATACCCTCCTTTTATTAAATTTTTTTGTTTTATTCCTTTACTTCACGCAGACCAATATTTCTACATCAGTATCGACAAAAACTTCTGCAATGATTGCTTTTACTTTAGACCACTCAAGTTTATCTAATCCGCAACCGATTCTTGGCATTGCGAGTTTTACATTCTCATCATTCATTGTTCCCTCACAACACAAAAATTCAGCATCTTCAAGAGCCATTCTCATTGTTTCGTAAGTGGGCTTTTGCCAATACTTTTCCTTAGTAACAAGATTAAGTTCTGCTCTCCAACCTGTTGTATTAGATACTAAGCAGTCCCCTACTTCTATATTTTGATAATTTCTTTGAAGTTGTGCTTTTACTCCTCGCTTTGCAAACTCCTTAGCTATTCCTGCACCCATTGCAAGGTCTGTGCTAATACAGTGAACAAGAATATGACCCGTTGGAACTGTAAATAAGTCTCGCTGTTCTTCTCTGAAAGTCATTTATGTATTACACTCCTTTTCGAGCCACTCTTTGAAGCAAATGGCACAATTATTATTGACATTAGGATATTTGCATTCAGATCTTAATATCATACATTCTTCTGAATACGCACTATTTACTTTCATAAGAAATATTGCAAGCTCATCAGAAGTCATATTCTTTATATGTTCAAGGTTTGTCATTACATCACCTCTCAATAAAAATGTTTATTTGCTTGATAGAAATTTTCGATTTGCATCAAAATATCTTGCTCTGAGATGTTCTGTATAGCATCTTTGGCAGCCTTCTTCTGATATTGTCTTATCTCCCTTAGTAGTCGTATTGCAATACCACGGACAAGCCGAACCGTAGCAATCACAAAATTCTGTCTTGGAAATACCGTCAGTAGTTTCCGTTATTGTTCTATATGGACACTTCATAAATTATCCCCCCATTTATATCTTTTCTTTTTCAAGAGCTTTCTCGGCTTCTTCTCGGGTAAAGAATATAGTTTTACCAATGTCATCATCGACGAAACCGGAAGACACAGGGAACTCATCGAAGCTGCAATAATAAGCATTATAGCCATTAGTGATTTTTATAGATGTGACATGTCCCTCATGAGGAATTCCGTCAACGAATTGATCATCTGTCCAAATGGACTGATTTACTTTAGCACGAGGGAAAATAACGCCGTTTTCAAGCAGAAAATCTGCTAATCTCTCAGAAAACTGTTCGTCTATATATCCACAGCTCTTAAGTAACTCATTTAATCTTTCACGTTCTGTCATCTTTATGCACTCCTTTAATTTCATAATAAAAGCAATTTTTCATCATATTACTCAATTCCATATTCTTTGAAAAACTCTGGTATATCCAACCATTCATCTTTCATAAGATTGCCTATCTTTGTAATAGACCCGCCTAAACCATTCGAAACTACTCTTATGTACTTGTTTTTGCAATCTTCCCACTTACTTACACCAACTACTTTCATAATTCGAGTAAGTAAATCCATACTATAAGCACAACACTGACGTTTCTTTGTGTTCTTATTATATTCATCTAAAGCGTATCCACCTATGACACAAGTTGTTCCATCGGAAATGTCAACTGAGATACCAAACGTAAGAATGCCGTGGTCTTCGTAATAGATTGATACATTTTTAATTTGTGCATTAAGAATTTCTGGTATGTTATTCATTTTTATTCTCCTTGTCTGTTACTCGACGAATTTTCATCGTATTCATAATAGTTGCATTCCAACACCTCATTGGCGGTATAAAAGTTCTTCATGACCTCAACGCCCTCAATCGAGGCTTTATGCTGGCATATGAGACCGAAAGTATTATCGTACTCACGATTTATGCAGTTATAACAACCTTGTTTGCCTTTGTTAACGATCATTGTGCTCCTCCTTATTGGTCATATGTGTTGCTCCTTAATTTATCTTTGAAGCGGTTGCTCTTTAATTATTTCTCAAATATTCCAATACTTCATTTACGATATCATCATAATCTTTGATATCGCCACTGCGAACAGTGTATGGGATATTCCAAGAATTCAATTTTTCCATCAATGGAGCTACAAGAGCGTCGCTTTCTTCCTCGGTCTGAAGCCTGCCTTTAGGATTATAGGGCTTTACTCTCTTTAACAGATATGTTTTGTTATTAAATGAAGAGAAGCAATTATATACGGTTTTGTCAAACTCTTTACCAAGAATTTTGCTTGAATTGTAAAATGAAGACAATAGCAAAGGAGAGTCAGTTACAATTACATCGACCTTATCTTTACAGCGGTTCATTTTATAAAATTGTTTGCCGAATATATAAATCTGATTATCGGGTTGAAATATGGTTGGGTTTTCTTCCCACACCTTGTCTTTGGCAAATTCTGTAATCAGTTCAGCGTTTATGCCAGCCATCTTGAGTTGACTGAAAATATAAGCTGCTCCAGTGCTTTTGCCTGCGCCGGGAACGCCGAATAGATTAACTACTAAGCAATTCGTATCCATATATGTCCTCCTTTGTAATGCGAGATTTACTTCTCATATACTTCACCATGAGTGACTTCAGTTTATTAAATTTACTGACCGCATATTTCTTTGGTCAACTTGTAGTAAAAGCCGCAGTTATTGCGTACTGCTTTTGCAAGCTCATATTCAAATGCCTTAGAATCCTCGATTCGGCAACTTATCATTTCCTGCAGAACGCTATGCCCTGTTATTTCTTTATGGTATCCGTCGTAATTGTCAGTGCCTATGTACTCTTTGAAATGACCGTATGGTGAATGACGCTTCAATGATGGAGCCGCAAGTTGATAATACCTATGGCGCATTTGATATGCGAGAGGGTCTGTGTAAACGAGGTAATAATTACGCTTTCGCCAGTCCATTTTTAATCATCTCCTTTACTCAGTTCTTATTCTCCCCTGATATTATCTTTACTTTATAACCCAGCTTTTCTTCAACTTCAGCCAATGTCATTTCCTTGATAGGTTCCTTGATGACCTTGACCACTATAGCCCCCTGTTGATTTTTATTGGTAAGCTTTATATATTTTGGCGTGCCAAGATGTAAGAAGGTTGTTCCGACAGTATCCATACTGGTTTTGGGCTCTGGAATACTGGTAGACCATTCGGGGTAAGTATCAAAATTAGGAAGCTCGTTCGTTTTTACGGGGCATGAGGTCTTTGGAATTTCAACCAGCCATTCCTGCCCGTTCTCAGCTTTACATCTATATAGATATCGAGTAAATTTACCTCCAAGATCCTCATAGAGTTCCATAGCCTCAAGATCAACTTTACTAAGCTTCAAGCTTTCCAGATTGCGAGGATTAAGAAGCTTTTTAATCACTTCGGGTTCAAACATTATGTTTTCTCCTTTCAATTTATAATAAATTGTACAAGATGATATGTCAAATCCACGTACAGGACAATCCGTACAATATTCCTTCATTGCTACATTATAGTCGTAAGAGCTGTGTGGGATAAAGCCGCTACATTTACCAGTAATAGGGTTAATGCCCGGATCATAATCACCATAAAAGGGACAGGCATGTGGATCATGGATAAAAGATCTTGTTTCCCACATTTGTTGCTCAGACTCGTGCATTTTCATCATACTCCTCTATCAGCTCAAAACGGTATTTCTGCTTTGCATCAGGGTATTTCTCACGGTCTACCTCTGACAAAAACATTTCATGCGGTCGGGCATATATGCCGTCTTTGTGGTTTCCGCTGTTTTCTGTGCCTTTGCACTCATAAACCACAAGCTGTTCGCCTGTTTCGGTATGTGTAGCAAGAGTGATTATCCTTGCTGTAAAGCCTTTCCTTCGAGATTAAATACTCTGTCATTGACCTGCACAGGAATCGACTTCGTGTTCCTATGTCCGTGAATCTGATATGTATTTTCGGGTGTAGTTCTTATAAAGGTGTCAGCGATAGTCTCAAAATCATTATACGAACCAACGCCGTGAATCATCTGATCAGTTGCAACAAATGTGAGATTGTCGGGGATTGTGCTGAGGCCGGCGTGAGTTACAATGAACTGATTACCGTTATATGTATAATAAGCGCACTGACCAAATTTGCGGTAAAGCATTCTGAGGTCTTTTTTGCTGATCTTGGCAGCATCAAGCTGAGGGCGGGTAACAAGTTCAAATTCCTTGGATTTGCCACGGACATCATTGGCATAAAGCCACAGCCATCTCTCATGATTTCCCTCAAGCATAAAGACGTTCTTTTTATCTTTGATAGAGATAAGGAAGTTAAGCACCTCGGCGTTCTCAATTCCCCTATCGATATAATCACCGAGGAATATGTAGAACTCGTCGTCTTTAAGTCCGCCGTTGAAGTCAAAATAATACTGAAGTGCAGAATAGCAACCGTGAATGTCTCCAATATGGTGGATTTTCTTATATTCAGACAAATCAATGCTCTTGAACCAGATCTTATCCAGTTCGTCAGGCTTTATTACTTTAATACCTGCAGGAATCTTTTGTGTAGCAAACCTTGAGTACATTTTATCAATGACCTCATCGGGGACTCTTTTGACCCCGGGTCTGCCCGCATTTCTTCTTTTGACCTCTTCAATAGGAATATCAGTGAAATCAACACAGTAAATCCTATAACGATATGTTTCACACATATCCTTGTATCTGTTCATTTCTGCTGTCTTGGAATTGGTGGCGTCAATAACGGTAAATTCACCCTTCTGCATACGATATCCAAGCAAATTAAACAAAGTATTCCATACAGCTTTATCGTTGCTCTGGCTAATACCGTAAGAACCATCGGGCTGCATTATTGGGCTCTGGTGCATAAGTCTGATATCATCAGGCGAAAGCGCATACGGCTTCAATCCGTTCTGCTCGATCCATGTTGATTTCCCGCAGCCTGCGGAACCCCTTAAAAGCAATAATACTCTCATTATAGTTCTCCTTTAATCATTTGTAATTTCGTCGTATTTTCCTTCTATTATGTCGTTCATTATTTCTGTAAGCTGCCTGAACTCCTTAGCTCCGCCTACACACGCCCCTGAACATAACTTAAGCTCATATGACCACATGTTTTTTTCTGCAAGTCTAATCGGAAATCCCTCATAAATGACAGTACCTATTCTATAAATCTCACCGGTCGCCTCATTTATGGCATTGTCGGTGAGTATACGTAAATATTCTGAATTATAATATCTTTTATTGGGAACGTCTTTTAGGGAGTAATAGACCTGAGTAAATTTATTTACAAGAAAAATTACTCCCGTATGAATACGATAGACATCCTGATATACACTTGAATAGATTTTATCAGCAGTCATCGGGCACTTCGAAAAATTTGCTATAGATTATATCGGCTGCTCTTTCCGGACCATATTCTTCATTGTTGACTATCAGATCAGCATGAACATTCTTAAACGCCAGAAGATCGTTTTTGATACGTTCAAAAGCATCGTCAAAGCTATCACCTCTGCTCTGCATGCGCTCTAAACAAATATTGGCATTGACTTTTAAATAAACAGTTTTAACGCTCTTATCACCTTTATATATATTATCCAATATTGCTAAACCAGCAGGATCAATTACATATGTATCACATTTATCAACCTGTTGCTTTGTTGCACAATAACGATAGCCGTTATAATTTGTGAAAGCTACCATATCTTCGAGCTTAATGGTATCAAATTCTTCATTCGAGACAAAGATATGATTAACTTCTTCCAGATTTCTTCTTGGTCTGGTCGTATATGAACGGATAGGCTTTAAGCCATATTTTTCGTTAAGGATCTGTTCTACAGTTGTCTTGCCTGAACCGGATGGGCCGAGAATACAAACTATATTATTCATGTTTTACCTCCAAGTCGTCAAAGAGTACAGGAATTTTTTCTTTAAACATTTCCAGCATTGGAATTATAATCTGGAGCATCTCAGGATGTGGCTGACCTGTTGTGCCGATCGCACGCAGCTTAAAAAAGTGACGCCATTCACGAACATTCATCGTTACCACAATCTGGGTAGCTATAGAGTTATTTAAAACATCACGAGCCTGCTGAGCCGTCCAGCCATGTGCGATTAAAGAAAGATAAATCTCTTCGCACTGGTGACAGCTATTCAGCCACATCATTTCTTCGTCTGAAATATCCTTACACTTTTTCCAGCCAAAACTTCCCCAATCGCCAAGAACATTTTCGCTGACCCATTCGGGACGAATAAAGGTTAACTGATTTCCAAACTTGTCCTTGGAATAATTGCAGTAGCGAGTAGATGACTGAGAAAAAGAAGCTATTCTGTGGCGGACTATCTCGTGGGTAACTCCCCTATTGGTTTCAATGACAACAGAAATATTAGCGTGCTCCAGTGGGCTCTCATGTCCTATCTTTATTTTATTAGTGATAAATGAGTTTCTATTGCCTTTGGGCTCGGACTGGTAACAAATGCGATATGCTTTTTCGATAGTATCAAGCATCTGTTCTGCATTTGGTTCGTAAACGAAGTTAAAACTGGGGTTAATTATTCGCATATTTCGTCCCTCACGATCCAGTTATTAAAATCTTTAATATATGTATCAACGTCATCTGACTTAATTTCCACGGCGATGGGCTCGCTAAGATTAAGAGAATAAAGGCCCATGATGGACTTGGCATCTACTATAAAATTGCCATGAGCAGCTGTTATTTCTGTTCCGAGAGGTAAGCTGCTTGCTGCTGCAGAAAAATCTATAACATCTCTGGGAGTTGTTAATTTAACTCGAAAATTTTCAATCATATTATGATTCTCCTTTCTGATATGTTAATCCGCCTGAATATTTAGGCGAATTGTGTTGCGCTAAAATCTCTTCATAAAATTTCAGTTCTTCCGGAGTGGGTTTGCGGATCACTGTTTTTGCCCTTCGGTTAATTTCTTCATATCTTTTAACCATACGTTCAACTTCATCTGTATATTTTTCTTTGCTTGTCATACTGTTAAACCGTCATAAAGCCTTTCTATTGAAATAACATTTCCCTCAAAATCGTTAAGTGTTCCCACTGTTCCACTGCGACGCACATAAGAGGGCATTAAATCTGTATCTACGATAAATTCGATAATATTTGCACTGATAAAATTGCCGTCGTTATCATATACCGGAGAATACTGATTGTTCGCATCGGTATGGCGATCGTCTTTAATATCTCCAACGGTGACATCAAATTCCGACCCACTGTCTAAGATCACATGAAACTGTTCTCCGCAATTTTCTGTATAGTAAGTTCCAAGTGCCACCATGTATGTATCTCCAATACGCCTTAGTCCGTTTTCATCAGTCCATGCGTGCTGCTGGAGGTCGTACTGAGCGGACGATGTATCGGTTATGGTGCGGTAATCCATATATGTTTTGAAAGAAGTGTCCAAGTCAAGTTTTTCATCATACGAAACTGTTACCAAGGTGGCTTTTTCTGTAGCGTGAGTTGATGAAAAATCTTCAACGGATATTGTAGGGTTTTGCTTATCATATCCAATATGCTTTAATGCACTGTTAAAATAGCATCCTAAACAAGCAGTGCAGCATATATTTGTAGCAATAAGAGCATAAATTGCTCTGATTATGTCTCTGTTCAATGTTTTTCATCCTTTCATAGTATTATATCCCCTCTTATCGAGGGGATTTGTTTTTGTTACAGTTACTATTATATATTATTATATCCAATATGTCAAGGGATTGTGGATGTGGAATCAAATTTCTTTTTCGATAAAGGATTTAAGCGGCTCTCTAAGAGTGCAGTTTTCATGAAGCCATGTAAGGTAATCAATATCAGACTTTATATCAACGAATTTTTGACCTTTATACTTTCCAAAGGGCATAATGAACTCGTCAGAATTCTCCGCAGCAGGTGCCGAATAAGAGTTAATGTTGGGCTGTTCAAAAACATACTCAAAATGCTTACGGCTTGCAAGATAATCACACATATGTACAAACTGCTGTGCGGCAGTCACGGGCTTAGGGAGAACGATGTTGCTACGCTTATCTGTGTTCCAACCACCCATATGTGAAGCGATCATACTTGCTATTTTGTTTTTATCCGCCTGCGAGATAACTTCACTTCTGCTGTTACGAACCCATTCAGCTGCGATGACAGGATGGTCAAAAACCGTATAAGTGCTGCCATTATCACCATGCTTTTTTGCATCGTGGAGTATTCCCGCAACACGGATCATATCCTTGGTATCGTTGTCAAAATCAAACTGCTCAAGTGCAAGCAGGTCATTTGCAATTCCGACAAGAGCTTTAGTATGGCGAATTAATCCTTGTTCGCCCTGTGCGAATTTGGGGTGGTATTTGCCTGTACTTGATGCAGGAACCGTAAAGAAATAGTCTGGAGCGTCTTCAAGCATTTCTATACAAAACTGACGAATATTGGAGTTTGTAATTGTGTCGAGTTCTGCTCTGAATGTTTCTGATTTTATACTCATTGTATTCTATCCTTTCTAATATGTTAATTACCTTATGTATTTATCCACCCGATAACAGGTGCGTTGTTATAATTGCCTACTTCCCAGACAAACCAAGCGTAACACTTTGCAGATGACATTCTTTTTTCTGTTCCATCTTTATTGTAAAGAGTATTACCGTCTTTATCTTTTGCACTGAAATCACCGTTCATTCCACAAAGTAGTCTGTTAGCAGCTACCCACACTCTTACGGGCGGTCTTGTCTTAAACAGTTTTGTTCTTTTGTCACTTTCAAGAAATTGTATCGGAAGAAATAGTGCAAGTTTTTTACCGCTTTCAAGCAAGTCAAGCGAATGTTCCGTCCACTCTAATGCTGTTGAATAGGGTGGATTAGTAACTATATTGTCAGCAAGAGATTTATTGCATTTGAAGAAATCAATATTACCTTCTCCATAACCTCTATCAACTAAGTCCGTGCTTACAACATCATAGCCAGCTTTAATCATAGACTCTGACAAATGACCCTCACCACAACAATTTTCCCAGATAGAGCCATTGAATTTTTCTACTTTCATTAGTTCTTCAACGGCTTTAGGTTCAGTAGCGTAATAATCGTGTTCAGCTCTATCGTGGTCGGTGTGATTACTTGCACCGAGCGTAACGAATGTTGTTTTCTTATTGCCTGTCCAATCTTTACTCATATATGACTTCCTTTCAACGTGTTAATTCATACTTATTTCTGTTTTGTCGTCTCTAATACGATGTGTCCAAATGGCAAACCTCAGACCATATCCGCCCTCATCGTTCTTAGTAATTTCAAAATACGATATCGTAGCGATCTTGCCTACTATCAATTCGGGGTGTTTCCAATATTCCACACGTTCTTTTTCGTTAAAACCACTGCCGCAGCCACAAACATAATGCTTGTCCTGATATATAAATTCAACGACAACTCCACCAAGCTTACCTGTGTTTTCACCTATGCCTTCGTAAACATCTATAATTCTGAGATCAGCATCTTGCATTACCTTTACTTTGAGCAAGTTATATGTTCTTTTAAAATCGTACTTGCCCTCGTTAAGGTTGATCATAATTCCTTCTTTGCTCTTATCACGGGCTTTGTTCAGATATTCAGTTATCATTTCCTTATCAGAACCCTGATACAAAACGGGCAAGAGACGCACATGGGCAAACTTGTTATCCTCAAATATCTTCTCAAGTAACGCTCTGCGCTTCCAGTATTCTATGTCGCAGGTCTGTTTAATGAAATCTTCATACCTAAGTGTATCGAACACCATATATTTGAGACCGGTTTTAATGCCTTTCTTTCTTGCCGTAGTAGTTACTATCTTGTAGTTCTCAGCAGAAGTAAGTTCTTCGCAGTTTATAGCGACAAGCTCACCATCGAAAAAAGCATTATGTATCTTCTTCTCTTTACAAAATTGCGACAAATCTGTTTCGACTTCGATAAGCCCCTCGACAGGCTGTCCTTGACGAGAATAAAATTCAACCTTGTCATTATGTATAATTGCCGCTAATCTATATCCGTCAAGTTTTTCGGTAAGGGTAAATTCACCCGTTACCTTTTCGGGCTTTTCAAAATACTTTTCTGCAAGCTGCAAATCAAATACGGGTACAAAATTTTTCCCATAAACGCTATTTACCGTTTTCGCATCTATTCCAAGCTTTAGTGATTTAGTAATAAGCTGCTTATAATAATCCCGATATTTCTCGGGCTGGCTTTCAATAAATCCTTGCACGATAGCAATATCCGTGTCTTTACCGGTATTGTTTTCGGACAAGTACACCATCATATCTCTCCAAGTCTGAATAGGAGAGGTGTTATATGGAACTTGTTTATTGAGTTTTTTGGTGCTGATACCCGTGATTTCAAACGGATTAAGGAGCCATTTCAGAGTCGTCTGGAACAAAGTGTTATCTTGATTCTCTTTAAGGATCTGAATTTTTGCGTTGCGCTTAGTAGTTGATTGCAGCTTTTTAAATATGTCAAATACCTTGTCCATCTATTTCCTTTCTCAGATGCAGCCAGAGAGCTGCACCTGTTATCTTAATTGTGATTTCAGATAATACGATAATACGCCATAAATATAAACACCGCTGAACGCTGCGTCGGGCATAAACATCAATTCAAGTCCGTATCTGTGGTTATATGTATGCAACGTTGCAAGGAATGCTTTTGGCGAAATATCGGTCTTGTAGTTTTTCTGAATGATATCAGCATAGTTTGCATTCTCTATCATCAGATATTTCTTGCCCGAGAATGTAGCAAGCTCCTCTTCAAATCTCGCTCTGTTCTGAGTTATATTTCCGCTGATTTCTTCGAGACTCGCTTTGCGTTCCACCATAATCTGGCGGTCGAAATACATATCTCGGTCTATATTCAGCTTTTCATTGGCGGGAATATAGAAGCTATAATCACCGTTCTTCAGAGCTTTAACTACATAATTGATATGATTTTTATCGAACCAATCAAGAATTGATTTGTTGACTTTTTCACGGGAATCGACTATTATTGTGAGCGACTTCATCAGCTCTTCTTTTTCCTTATCGGTATATTTATAATGGGAAAGCATTCTATCACCTCACATTCGCCCATTTTTTGAGAATAAGTTCTGTTTCTTCCTTACGATACCATTCACCCTCGGGAGTTTTACCCCACTTGGGTTCTTCGGAAATATCAATAGCTTTGATGATATCGCACTGTTTAACGGGGTTATCGTTGAAGACCTTACCTTTTATTTTAACAGTTAACATTTCGCCGTTATTCAGACGATAAAGCTTGACTACACGATTCGCATACTTATCATTTATATCAAGAATTGCGTAATAGTTATCACTTAACTTCGGCAAAGTAGTTTGAACATAACCTAAGAATTCAATTTCCGCTTTAATTATCTCGGAGAGAGGAATGCTTTTATCTTCAAGGGTACTACACATCTCGGCAAGCAATCCATTCATATCGAATACTTTGTAGAGCTTTGCTGTTGCGGTTGCATATTTAAGAACGATCTTCTCGGGAAGTTGTACCTTGTCCTTGGAGAACTGCTTCTTGCCACCATACTCGCTGAACATTTTGAATATCTCAAGCAGCTTTTCCGATTTGCCAAATTCTCGGAAGAACCCAAGCCTGATAAGTATTTCGGTTTGTCTTGAATTGCAGGGATTTACCGCAAGGAAGTCTATGAAAGTTGAAAACTCAATATCTCGCATCTCATACATTTTCTGAGCAACTTCGGTGTTGAGATATTTGATTGAAGCAATGCCTTTGTAGATTGCTCGATTCTTACTGTCAGGAATATATACATCTTTGGAATGTCTGAATTGGGGATTAAGAATTGAGATGCCGAGTTGTTTTGCCAATGCCGTACCATTAACAATATCAGCATCGTTATTTGCATTATTCAGATATGCAGAAATAAATTCTACAGGATAATAATAACGAAGATAGGCACACATATAACCTATCATTGAATATCCGGTTGAATGGTTGTATCCAAACTGATAATTCGAGCTATCTTCAATAATCTGTAAAAATTCTTTTGCTTCCTGTTCAGCTACTTCTCTTGGTTTTGGAGACTTATTACAGTAACCTTCAAGAATTTGTGGGAGAGCTGCTTGCAGCCTATCCGCTTGTTTACGACCGATTGCACGACGAATATTATCCGCATCACTACCAGATAATCCACATATTTCCTGTAAGAATTTAATGGTATCTTCTTGAAATACGAGGAAACCATTATTATCTTTAAGAAGCTCGTCTATAATTTCTGAGGGGTTATGATTAACTTCTTTTGCAATAAGTCTGTCACGATAACTTGCTCCCGACGGTCTCAAAGATGCGTTCACCAAAGATAAATGGTTTATCATAGTAGGCTTATATTTCTGAAGTAAATCGAAGGCATAATCTCCTTCAAACTGAAATATTCCTACGGGACTTGTGATTATATCATCCCATACTTTAGAGTCATTCCAGTTTAATTCGTGAGCACGAGGATATTTTATTTCTGCAAACTTACAGGTGTCTTTGCATATTTCGATGTTCTTCAAACCAAGAATATCATATTTTACAAGAGATACTTCGTGTACTTCTTCCATATTCACCTGCAAAATACGCTTTCCCTCAGACCAAAATGTACCGTAATTATCTGGAAGAGTTACGGGACTTGCAATAATTCCCGCCGGGTGCATTGATTGTGAAATTGCTGTATTGAGCAATCCGTCGAAATAATAAAATACATCCGGATACTTTTGTTTTGTCGTTTCAGGATCGACTTCATATTCCTTTTTTATTTTTTCAACCTCACCAAGCGGGATCTCAAGAGCTCTGCCGATTTCATCGATTGTACCTTTATCTGAAATAGTACCAATAGCAAGAATATAGGCTGTCTTATCTTGTCCAAAGCGATCGATAATATAATCATAAACAAGATGTCTTTGGCTCGGAGATACGTCGATGTCAATATCTCCAATCTCTTTTCTATCCTCGTTACAAAAACGAGAGAAAACTGTATGCCATACTACTGGGTCAACGTCAATAATACCTGTAATATATGCTACTTCTGAACCACCAACGCTACCTCTGCATGGTCCAATTGGAATACCATTATCCCAGCACCAACATACGAGTTCAGACATAAACAGCATAAATCCAACCATACCAACTTTTTCAAATACACGCATTTCTTCATATATCCTATCTCTATATTCAGAACTGTCGGATATTATACGACGCTTTCTTTTATCCTTATACATTGTATTGATACGTTGTTTCATTACTTCAATATCTTTTTCTCCATAAAGCTTGGGATACTTAAAACTTGTATCCAACTCAAACGTTTCAACGGAATCAGCCATAACATTGGTGTTTTCGATTGCCTGTAAATACACTTCCTCATCTACAACGCCCTGCTGTCTAAACATTTCGACAAGTTCGTCATATGATTTATAAGTCAAGTCAAATTGATCTTCGTTGGAAAAGCCAATCTTTTTCGCTTTCATAAGAATAGAACGGCATTCAGCTTTATAGTTATTGATACTATGAGTATCGGTTCCCGCAATAAGAGGCTTTTTATATTTCTTTGACATCTTTACAAGCCAATCGTTATATTCTTTTTGTTCAGAACTGTTAACGTGAGGTTGAATTTCGTAATAGTCATATGTTCTAAGAAGCCTATCAAGTAATACAGCATTGTCTACCATGTCAATCTTGTTAAGGGGTGATGCGAGGCAAGCACTTATTTTAATTACATTATCTGATATATTAAAGAACTCATCAAAGCTTATTCGATGTTTATAATATGTATGGTCTTCTTGTGAAGCAATATCAATAAGCGTGTTTATCTCTCTGACCCCTGCTTCATTTTTAGCAATCAGAATGGTATGGTAATTATCACGAACTTTATGAGGCTCCGAATTCTCGTCATCTTTTTGTAACAACGCCTTTGTAAGATACATTTCTACGCCGTGAAGATATTTAATTTCTTTCTCTTCACAATACATTTTCTTTTCAATCCAGTTATAAATATTGCCGTGTTCTGTAAAACAAATTGCTTTTTGACCAAGTTCTTTTGCCTTGTCAATATATAATTTATAATTAGTACAACTGTCTAACAGACTCAATTCTGAGTGGAGATGATACACCGTATAATTATTTCCCATATAATTCCACCCCGTACTTTTTAAAGACTTCCTTTTGAGGTTGCATTCCCGGATAATAACAATTTTCGGCATTTAATCTTGCAGTAATCGCATCGTCAATATTCTTATAATGTCCTAATTCAATTCTGCGACCTTGATAATTAATATATGCTCTCCATGTTGACGTAGCTTTGAGCCAGCTTACTCCAGTAACGCCAGACGTATTATTTCTGCGTAATCCAGAATTAATTGAGTTCTGAGATTTATTTACAATACGTAAATTTTCTTTTCGATTATCAAGCCTATCCCTATTGATATGATCCGGTATCTTGTTTTTATCATATTCGTTTAACAGAAACCTTTGCATTAACCCTTTTGATGTGTTTTCTGCATATCCCCAAGTGTTTAATCCCCATTTGTATTGAATAACTTTTTCCAAGTCGTCTATATCAATTTTTGCCTCTGCAACAATATTATGTTTGGAATCTCTCAATATAATAAATGCAACATCGTCTTTAATATAATATTGATTTTTATCAAACACCGTAATTTCTTTCACTTCTCCGAGTTTATATAATTGGCTATAATGCTTTAAACAATACATGCCATTATATATTCGAGAATATATCACATGATGGTCACTACCACAGATACAACACACTCTTTCTATCTTCTTGCCAGATGGCATTTCGTCAAGAAGATTTCCATGATTTCTCATTTGCATATAATGTTTGCTACACAATTCTAACCCATTGTATTCATCTTTGGAATGCCAAATTGTATAATTACAAGAGTTTATATCTCCACATATATCGCATTTACGACTCAGCGGTCTTGGATAATTTGGTTTATCATCTATTATTTTGCCGTATCTATGTAGTTGAGTATAATGTTTGTTGCAAAGTAATTTTGTTTTATAAAAATGCGAATCTTCTGATGCTAATTTACCACAAATGCAACACTTTAATTCTTGATTTGTTGATTCCTTCATTGATTTTTCACCACCTGTCATCAAATCACTCCTTAAAACAAATCGTCATCATCGTTCTGCTTAAGTTCTTCCTTAATGCACTTATAATCAGCAATATACTTGCAAATATGTTTGTATCCACATAAAACGCTGCAAAAAAACTCTGACGATTTATCAATTTCAACAGGTTCCCAGTCAACTTCATTATCGCTCTTACTTTCAAATTGCTCAATACGGTTTTTTATATAATCCAATGTCTCCTGCTTAAGCTCATCAGTTATCTCATACCATCTGACATAAGGCTTAATCGTGTACTTTTTACGAACCTCTTCGGGAAGCTTGTCCCAAGAATTACGTTTTACAGCATCATCAAGTATCATCTCAATATCAATTTCCGTAAAGCCAAGATTTTCAAGATCCGATTCGAGATACGGTTTCAGCTCTTTAAGTATTTTGCTTCTATTGAATATCTTCTTAATGCGAGTTTCTGTTTTAGCATTTTTACGAGCCTTACCGTTCCAACTGACTTCGGCATATTTGAGCATTATCCAAGCAACATTTTTAACAGTATAGCCTTCCTGTTCTTTGCCCATTGCATAAAGTACAAGCTGTCTGCCATGGTGGATCAAATCCTTTGCCGTAAACTGTGATGACGTTTTCCAGTCAAAGATACTCAATGTGCCATCATTGTTATACCTAATGAGGTCGATATAGCCTTGAAGATAATGGGTTTGATCGCCGCAATCGTATATAAACAACTGTTCTGTCTCAAACTTTCCTTTTGGCTTTACGAAGCCTGTACAAAAATCTTTCATATCAGCTATCCAGTTGTCACGAATGCTCGTACCACCGTTTCTATCGTTGGGAAAATCAATTCCAAGCATATCCATATCTTCAAGCTCCTTATTAAGAGCAGGAAGTAGAGCTGCTTCAGTGCTCTCGCCGTTCATAATTGCCTCAAGGCAATCGTGGATTCTCGTACCAAGGATACTATAACAGCTGCTGCTCTGTTTTGCATGCTTGACATATGATAAATACGCCTGATATTCACACTGGTCGATTGTATTAAGCTTTGAAATAGAATACACTTTTTTCTTGGCATCGAACAATGCTTTTAATCGAGGGTCTAATTCTCTCTGCCCCATTTACAACCACTTCACTTTCTTATTTATTGCATAAGCAAATTTATCTTTGCCTAAATCTGTTATTGATTGCTTTTTGTCTTTCTCCAGAATTTCGTTATCATCATCCCAGATATATCCGACTTTATTCTTTAAAATGGAATTATCACAGACAAGCTTACTGGCTTCATCTCTCACAAATTCTTCATCCAGCCCCTCATCGAAGGCGACGATCACTTTATCTGTCATCAATGACTTTATATATTTTGATTGCGTTTGACTGATATGACAGCCCGAAGAACCAAGAACACAATTACACCCAAATGAGGCCGCTTGCATGGGAGCCTTTTCTGACTCGCATATAATACATAAATTCTTTTCTTGTATCGTTTGATAATTCCGATGAAATCCAAAGAGCGTCAGACTTCTCGAACACGGAATAATTGGTAGCCATCTATCCTCATGAGCGCAGTTCTTATCGTTAAGTCTTCCCATTATTCCACATAATTCGCCCTTGAATGTCCAGATTGGAACTGTTATCCGATTCGTCTCAATGTCATAACCGATATTAAACTCCGACTGCACTTCAAAATTGATGCCATCGTTGAAGAAAAGCATATTAGGAATATTGACAAAATCATTTAATACCGAGGGAGAGTATGTCTGCACCACACTCTCCGGCTCGGCGACTTCTTTATGGAGACTTTTAAAGAAACCTCCAAACGGAAGTTTAATATTGCTGACAGCACTCGTTGCTTGAATACCAATTTTCTTTGCTATGTATCTGAGACATTCGGGAAACGACATTCCCTCTCGTTCCATTACAAGAGTATAGAGATTACCCCTACTGTTGGTGCTGAAGCAGAAGTATTTCAGCGTGTCCAAATTCATAAGGATAGATGTAGGATTATTGCCCTCTCCCCTTGCGAAACGGAATTGTTTTTTGACGGTATCAAACTTGATATTCGAGAAGCCTATATCTTCGAGAATTTCGCTGACAGAATCGGGATGACCGGATAAAAACTCTGTTATAGTAATTACGTTCATAGCTTCTCCTATGCGGCGTGATCGTTATATATCGTACAATATCCTAATTCGGTCCATTTATTAAATCTGCCATTCCATTCATACAAAACAGTCTGTTTATCTTCGTCATTACGGGTTTTATCAAGAAAGGCTACAAGATACTTCTTATCTTTATCAAGCGTTATCATCTCTTTGACTTTGGTAAGCTTTCCATTAGCATCACGCTTTAATCGATATGCCTTACAATCATGCTTCTCGCCTGTGTACTCATCGTCCCAAAGCTGACGGAGATATATCATTTCGGAATATACCTCTTTGACCTGCTTGCCATTGGAAAGGCATCCCGCATCGAGCCAGCGCTTATTCAAGGTGCTTAGTGCAAGCTGAAACGTAGTAACAACAGCTATGTTTTCCTTACTTCCAAGCTGAAAAAGCTGACGGGATTGAATGAGAAGCTGCTCCCATGTTGAGCGATCAAAAGTATCTTCAACCTTTAGGGTATCATAAATCGCCGCCTGATAGCCAAGCTTGGCAAGCTTACGAATTATCTTTTTGGTTTTTGCCATATCGGTATCAAAAAGCTTGACAAACTTAATATTGGGATATTTCTCAGCTGATATCTGACGAGCAAGTTCAAGCATTTCTTTTTGCGAATCTGTAAAATGTCCCATTTTTATTTTCTTTCTTGTCAGTTCCCAATAGTCAAGATCTTGAGTAAGAATATGTACAAGTAAAAGCTGTTGAAACGAGTGAATTTTCTGTTCGTTGCTGATTATTGCTACTTTGATCCCCTGCTCAACAAGAGGAAGAACAATACATTCAAATATAAAACTTGATTTTCCGGCGCCTGAATGGCCGCCAATCATTGTCATTTCACCGAGCGGCAGCCCCATAGTAAGATAATTCAGGATATGACAAACCTTACCATAGTTCAAACCCATTTCCTCGCCTGCATCGCACTTGTCTATATAAGCCTGATCAATAACAAGATCTTCAATTACTGAGTCATGTCCCGTATTTAAGCTGATAGAATTTAGCAGATAGTCATAGTAGTCATAGACTTCCTGATTAGTCATCTTCATAAGCTTTTTGACATTATCAAGCACATTAAAGCCTTTATCGTGGAGCATCATCAGCGTATTCATTTTGGCAATCTGGTCAAAATAAGCATCGGTGTTTTCCACGTCTACAAGACTGCGAAGTTCTTCAACTGTCTTATAGCCGCCAAGCTTTTCAAAATGTTTTTTTACTGTTGGCTTATCTTCAAGAAAAGTATAAACCGAAACATTATCAAAAGCCTTAAAGCCCTGTTTATAAAGCTGTTTGCCAAGAGAATAATAGAAAATTCCGTCTTCTGTCTTGATCGTTTCGTCATTATTGTCGTTTAAAGCACCGTAATCACTATATAAGTCTGACTGTTTCCAAAGGCAGAAGATAAAACTTGCCTCGACTGCATTGCGACCATCGGTTAATTCTTTTGGATACTCACTTAGTTCTTTGCTCAAATATCATCACCGTCCAACCATGACGTTATGTCTCTGACATTTGATGATGCAGGAACCGATTCAGGAATGTCTATAATTTCGGTATTATGTTTTTGCTGCTCACACTTCTTATTCCATTGATACGACTTGTTTACATCATTGATATTGTTACTAATAATTGCGAATATGTACGATATCTTACCCGATTCGTTTTTAAATTCTTTGTTGTTTGTGTAGCGCAGGATATTATCTTGCATCTTTTCAATAGTCTTGAGGATTACGTCGTAACTATAAAAGCTCAGTTCATTTAACTTCTTTTGAATATATGATGGGAACTTTTGCCCTGTTTGATACCCAAGAAAATCATATGCTATCTTTGATACAATGGCGTTGCGGGTATCAATCTCGTGGCGGTATTGATCATATACCGCCTGAGACTGATAATAAAATCTTCCGATTTTTACGAATGTGTCAGTATTCCCTTCAACGCCTGTTATATGACATTTACAAGGTCTACCCATAGGACATTAACCAAGCACTGCAAGCACTGCTTCAAGTGATGCAGTGGGAACTTCGGTGTCCTTGAAGTTCTTAAGACCGACTTCAATCATCTTAGACTTGATGGCAGACTGAATTTCCTCTGTTGCATCGGTGAAACGAGACTTGATTTCGGCAATGATTTCTTCGTTGCGGTCAAGGTCGATTTTGTTAGTCTTAGCCGACTTCGAATATTCGGCGGCAGCTATTGCGGCAGCCTTGTCTCTTTCAGACTGTTCCTTCTTGATTTCAGCCTCGGACTTACCAGACTTTGATTTCTCAGCAAGAATAGCATCCTGCATTGCTTTGATAAAAGCATCAACATCGAAAGGTATCTTATCGACAATATCAGCAAAACGAGACTTGCTATCGACTGAATAATTATTGTCCCTGAAACTAATCACACGATTTTCTGCCATTACTTTATTTGTAGTAATATCTTTGCCCTTAATATCTTTTCTACCTGTTTTCTCATTGATTATATCTCTGTCGATATATGCAAAACCAACAAAGTGCATCTTATTTTTTATGGCATTAAAATATCTCTGTTGAGCGTCTGCTGTCAATTTTGAATATGTTGTCTGTGTAATTGGATCGATTATATCCGACCTTTTAACGTGGAATATAATAATGGGGTGTACATTTACACTTTTAAATCTCCAAATATTATTAAGAATTAGTTCGGCAGCTTTATCTTGCCCTTTTCCGAAACCATTCCACGCTCCATTTATTGTTTCAGCTTTTTTATCGGAATTTCTCTTATTCCATATTCTTACTGCTTTGTCCTCTGCCATGGGGATGAGCTCATCATATGTATCAATAATTATAACCTGAAGATGTGGGTAATCTGTCTCTTTATTTTCAACAATATCATCGATAACCTCTTCAAATTTATCCCAATTTTCAATTTTTTCAGTTACTACTCCCTCAATAGCATCCGCTCCATCTTCCTTACCGATATCAAAGTGCATATATCCCTCATCTCCGACAAGTTTTTCGCACATTTGATAGCACAGTGTTGTCTTTCCGATGCCACCTTCACCAAGAAAAGCGATATTGTAGTGAAGTGGATTGAGATCCACTGAATTTTTCTTACCATACTTACCCATTATGTAATTCCTCCTGTTTTGTAACAACTTTTGCCACAATCATAGCGACATTTTATGGTGTCGCTATGATAATTCTCGTGTTTCACTGCCTTAATCAGAACAAGTCAAAAGCCTCGTCGTCCTGTCCGTCAGCTTCGGGAACATCATCATCGACTTTCTTCGCTGACTTCTTAGGCTCGTCCTCGGTTTCGTCAAGCTTTTCCTCGACGGCATTAGGCACATAAATCTCGTCTTCGAACTCAGACATCTTCATATCAAGTTCGACCAGTCCATCAGAGAAATCATCGCCCTTGCCGAAGTCTTTCAGTACAGGCTCAAAAACTCTGTACTCGTTTACTTTATCTCCAAGTACACCATTCTTGGGCTTAAAATCGTCAAGCTCCCTGACACCAAGGTCAACCTGCATTTTCTGAGCGGGAGTAAGCATATCATATGTAAAATCAACAGCTTCAGCGCCCCTGAGAAGAACCACTTCCCAAGCAAGATGACACATATTCTTATTCTTAATGTCCATATATGACATCTTATAATCAAACAACTGCTTATGCTTTTCGTTTTCCATATCATACTTGCTTGCATTGAATACAAGCTGCATGGGAATATACTTACTGCCTTCATCCTTGTTTATGTACTGTTTAATATATCCATCAAGATAGATCTTCTTTTCATCCTTGAAATCAGTCTTATCAATACTGTCCTTATTATAGTAGAAATCAAACGTCAGTCCGAGTCTGCTCTTTCTATCCTCTTCGACAGCGTACAGGTTCTGAAGTCTGAACTTTTCATACCATTTACCCTTCGAATATGTCTTCTGGTAATCGCCCACAGCAAGAATCTTGCCCTTGTATTCAGAAAGCTTCTCTGCAAGAAATTCAATCATATCAAACTGCGTGAGAAATTCCTGACGGCCATCAAACTCTTCGCCCAGATTAACAATGTACTTTCTGTAATTTGCAACTGTTGCAACAATATCGGGATCCTTGCGATCGTCCCAATCAATTTCAATATCGTTATTATCAGTGTCTTTTGACTTGATAATGCTTCTGGGGCTATCCGACACCTCCATAAATGCCATATTGGTATCGCTTTCCTTGATGCCAAAGTTCAGCGAAGTCAGCTCCATAGAGTTTTTCTTGCCATTTCTCACATACTCAATTGTCTTTGTTGACAGCAAAGGCTTCTTTGAAGTTTCCTTGGGAATCGATATGTTTCCCACAAAGTTAAATCTATTATTCATTCGCATTGTCCTTTCCGAGCAAACAGTTTGCTCTTTTCTGTGTTTCTTCTATCGCCTTCTGAATTTCCTGTGGTGAATTCTTGAGCGTTATATCTACAAAGTTCGATATATCTGCAATCAATGCTGATCTATCATCACCTGTAAATCCGTTGATTTTATCCTTAATGACCTGACAAAAAGCCTGGCTGCCATAAGAAAAGCCAATATTAAACTGCTTCTGCAGTTGTGTCTTATAAACTGCCTGAAGTTTTGCGATATTGTTATCAACTGTTTCAATCTGATGTGACTTCATTGTTCTTCTCCGCCTTTCCGTCAAGATCGGGTCTGTATCTGAACTTAGGCATAGGCTTCAGCTTATGCAGATTTGCATAATGCTTTCCGTCTATGATCTTCTTGGTGTCTTCGTCACATTCGCCTGTACGGATGTACTTATCGAGTGTCTCATATGTAAATCCGAGATTCTCCTCATCAGTCTTACCGCAGAGACCGTCAGTAGGCACCTTATCGATCAGACAGCTGGGAAGCCCAAGTTCTCTGCCGATTGCCTTAACTTCCTGAACGGTAAAATCGTGGAGAGGGCTGAAATCACCTGCACCATCACCGAACTTGGTTGCGTAGCCGACCCAATCTTCACTGAGATTGCAGGTATTGGCTACTCTGCCGCCCCTAAGAGCAGAAACGCAATAAAGGATTGTCATACGAGTTCTGGCAGGGTAATTCGTATTCATACACCTGATCTTATTCTCAGGGCATCCAATGGTGTGTATCTGCACAGTTTCATCAACCACTTTGCAAACATCCTCGATGTTAATTTCATACACGTTCTTATCGGGAATTCCGCATACAGTGCAAGCCGTGTAAGAATATCTGATATCACCCTGCTTACCTCTGGGGAGCAGCACTGCAATTACTCTCTCGGAACCAAGAGCCTCTGCGCACAGCTTAAGTACCACAGAACTATCCTTGCCGCCCGAAACACCGACGACGGCAGTTGTATTCTCATCGCCGTTCTTGTCAAAGTACCAGCGGATCCAGTCAATAATCTTGGAAGTTATCTTCTTTGCATTAAAATCATTCATCTTAATTTCCTCTCATTCGTCCAAAGTTATAGAATTATTAATTTTTATTACGATTTCGTCATCACTCATATAGGAAGCCGCTCCAGATTGAAGATTAACAACACAAGAATAGTCACTAACATCAATCGTTGGCAAGTTCACATTGGGAATAATACGTATATCGGTATTGATATAGTAAGAACCATTCTTCATAAATAAATTTCCGACTGGTATATCTCCTAATGTGACTATTTTATAACTGTTTCTGATTCCAATTTGTGCCATAATATCACTCCTTTTTTACATATCCCATTTCCACCTGCCAGCAGAGAGTTGCCAGGGCATTACAAGCCTCGAAAAGTCCGGCCTTGTCGTCAAGAAATAAATTATAATATATTTTCAAACCGTCTCCATATCTGCCGATTTCCGGGATATTCTCGTTAATGGTATCGAATGGAAGGTTCTCATCATGAAGAAACTGAATATTCTTTTCGTTATGGGGATTGGCTGTAAACACGATGAAATAAGGATTTAAAATTGTTTTCGCTTTACGTATCAAATTCTTCGCATGGTCACAGCATTCGCTTTTATACGGCCTCACTGTATCGTCAAGGTCATATGCAATAATCAAGCGTTCATGCTCGATATAGGCATCCCTGAGACGCTTATACAGAAAACCACCTACGAAAGCATCGTCTTCTTTTACTGTTGATGTCATCAGAAACCTCCTTCATAAAGCATATTACGAACGTCAGCAAGCGTCTGAGTATTATAGCATTTACCATCCTCGAACACTGTGCGGAACAAGCCATTGACAGGAACTGTCTCAGCTGTAAAGCCGTCCTGATACTTTATCTCGCCGTGCTCTTTATAGATAAAGCACATACCCTTCTGGGACTTCTTGAATCTCGTATCTGTCTTGGGATTCTTAAAAATCATTATGGGCTTACCATCTACCTCACCATAAGTCGCCTTAATAGCTATTGAATATGTATCACGGGTAAAAGGCTTGAGCATATTGTCCTCTTCAACGCACATCATTGAGAAGCTGCCGACACCGAGGATTACATTATTGCAGGCAAAACCGTTGTCAATGAGCCTCTGGTATATCTGCTGACAGCGCTGAACGGTGATACTGTCCCCGTAAATCGCCTTAACGTGAGGGTCGAGTACCTTATAACCCTTGCTGTTGACTGTTCCGCCGAATTCTTCCCAGAGTGCAAACACAGTTTCGGTCACTATCTCAACAGGGTCTCCGCTGTCCCCTCTTATCAGCATACAGCCGTTGTGAGCCATAATTTCAGGCTTTAGCTGAGGCAAAATATTATTGACTACATTCCAGTAATCATAAGAATCGCATACTACACTGAAACTGTTATTGGGATAAAGCTCAGTCAGCAGCTTACGGAGAAATGTAATCTCGTCGCCGTCAATAGAGAAGTTGCTGGTCATCACTGAATGTTCGGTAGACACTGCCCCGTATGCTACGGGCTCCTTGGTGCAATCGCAGTGATAATACTTTTCCAGCCAAGGGATTGCGGGCACTGTCGCTGTATTCAGAAACGAAGTACACCAACCGGCAGAAGAAGCGATTGCGCTTTCAAGACTATGCTGACCTCTGAACGAGAAGTCACCGAGAGCCTTGGCTCTGGGCACGCCATCTTCAACGCTGATGTCGTAGAACTTATCAACGATCTGACGATACCAATAACCCACATTTGCAGACACCATTGGATGCCAGAGTGAAGCACTCATAAGACTTTCAAGGAACTGTCCGACCCATACAAAGTCAGGGTGTGTGCTGCTTATTTCCAGCATAGGAACGTGCATGGGGACACGGGTTCCCTCGGGAAGTGCCGATATCTTAACGGGCAAATAGCCCAGCTCGTGAAGAGCTCTGATTTTTGCGGTATCATATGTACCCTTGCCGAGAGTGCTGCCGAGAACTCTTTCATACTCGGCGCAGATCTCATCGACAGGCTTATTGAAAAATTCGTTATTGAAATATTCCACAAGATACTTCTCGATGAACGCCTGAAGTCCGAAGAAGACGAGTTTGTCATCGTGTACTCTGGACATTCTTGGTGTCATATAGGATACGAGCTTAGTGAGCTTGGGACTAAATTGAGCCTGATGGGTCATCTTATAAAAATCGCCCAGAAGCATTGGCATTATTTCATTCATATGAAATTACCTCTTATTTCTGTTATTTTGTCGTTTTCAATGGGGATTTCCAGTGTATTGACTGTATAGATATGATCAATCCAGTCTGTCGTGAGCAGTATTCCTTCATACACAGCCTTTTCAAGATGAGTTACAAACAAATCTACCTTAGCTGCACCTGCCGCTTTAAGAGCCTGAGCTGCAAGAATAAATGTGCCGCCCTTAACACAAAGGTCATCGATTATCAGAATGTTTTTGTCCTTAATATCGGGGGCATTAACCAGCTCATACTTTTCAATCTTTCCGGTTGAAAGCTCACGCTTCTTGTTACCGTAAAAGTAATTAGTATATGTAAGGTGCTCGCCAAAAGACTTGCAGGCTCCATTATCAGGATAAAATACGTAATCGGGGGCACTTCGCCTATGTACTTCTTGAATACCGGCATCGTATATAACTTTGACGTTGTTAATAAGCGCCGGAGTTACATTGGAGTGAGGTGTAAGTATTGTTACCGAATCAAAATTAAGAGAATTGATGATATCGGCAACATATCTGAGGCTGAACGCCATTGAAGACATCTGCCTATCCATTCTTGAATATGGCATATATGCAATGGTCAGAGTTATAATTGCTTCATCCCAACCGTAATCAACTCTGTTTTCCTTTGACTGTTCATCAAGACACTTCTTGGCCACAATGAGCTTAAAGATATCAGCGTCCGATTCATATACAAGCTTGATTTCATTTACTGCATCCTTGACATAATAAGTTCCCATATCAAAAATGGTTTCACCATTAGGAAAACTTTTATCTCCAAAAGGTGCATTATTTATGTAAATCATAGTTATACCTCGCTCTCGTTTATGATATCAATCTGACAGCTCTTCATAACTTCGAGTGCCGCCTTATGCTTTTCAGGTGTTGATCCGGCACAACAGGAGGCGTCAACAACGATTGGCATATCGGGAAGTGCAGCTCTCACCATGAGGGCATTGGATACAACACAGATATCGGTGTCCAGCCCGATAAATTCAATTTCGTCGAACATTTTACCTTCACGAATAAGTAAACTCATAAGCTGGGTACTGCCAAATGTGTTCTTAAGAACGATGTTCCCTTCTCTGACTTCGGGCTCCAATATTGCATATGTATTGGAGTGATACCATGCGTCAGCGACATCATCATTTATCATCCAGCCGAAAGAACGAGCGAGACAGTGCTGAACAGGAAGTTTTCTCCCCTCAAGAGTTTCAGCATAATCGTTATAATGAGTATCTTTTGTGAATAAAATTGCCGTGTTTTTATCAGCAGATTTGATTTTTTCAACTACATTAGGAACGATTGCCTGTGCTGCATCAGAACCGAGAGACCCATCGATAAAGTCATTCTGCATATCAACCACTACGAGAAGTTTCATTCGGCCGCCTCCTCAGTCTTTTCAATCTTGCGCTTACCCTTACTCTCATAATCCTTACAAGAAGAGGGCTTTAACACGTTGATAAAATTGCCCTTTGAAGTTGTTTCGGTATATGTAATTGGCATCATGGCAGAACGAACAAAATTGCCTTCCTCAGTCTTCTTCGTACATTTGTAACCTCTGAACTGAAAATATCTACAAGTATTGCACTTACCGGAAGCATTCATTTCCTTAAGATTTTCGTCATTCAGCTTTGCGCCATCGGAGCCTTTGGCATAATTCGAAGCATTATAATTATTTGTCATTTGCAGTTATCCTTTCTAATATGTTTTGGGGTCAATTTTAGCCGCACAGCCAAAAGAATTAAGCAGCTGTACGGCAAATACTGTAAAAGATTACCTTGATGGATTTCACAACCATCTCTCCTTATGATTTGATTTGTATATGTAAATCGCCACTATGGGTGAACGATGAACTCTGGGCACAGTTGACTTCATCACAATCTCCAACCCAATCAAACAGAATTGAATACTGCTTGTGAACTACCGACCGTCTAAAGCCAGTCGGCTTCTTGCTTCATCGTCCTCGTAACCTACTAACTTCACAAGCGTAAATTCCGATAGTTCCTACCGTACTACATTATTATTTAGGCTGATTTAATCAGCCTTAATCCTTCATACAAAATATTTATAGCAGCGTTTATATCTCTGTCGTGACGTGTATTACAACAAGGACAAGTCCACTCTCTTACAGATAAATCCTTAGTTTCCTTATTAATATACCCACATACACTACAAGTCTGACTACTTGGAAAGTAAGTATCAATCTTGATATACTGTCTACCATTCCAGTGAACCTTGTACTGTAACTGCCTTGTAAGTTCATACCAACTACAATCAGAAATACTCTTTGCAAGATTATGATTTTTAACCATATTGCTAATTTTTAAGTCCTCACTCACTATCAGTTGGTTTTCCTGAATTAGTTTGTGAGAAATTTTATGCAAATTATCAACACGGATATTTGTTATCTTCTCATACAGTCTTGCGACTTTAATACGCTGTTTGTTCCTATTATTGCTACCCTTTGTCTTTTTAGCAAGTTTTCTTTGCTCCTTTGCAAGTTTCTTTTCATACTTGTAAAGAGTTTTGGAGTTTTCAAACTTTTCACCATCAGATGTGATGACTAAATCCTTGATACCTAAATCAATACCAACCATAGCACCAGTAGACTTCATCTGAAAATTCTCACAATTTACAAGAATAGAAATAAAATACTTGCCACTTGGCGTTTGAGATAAAGTTGCAGATTTAATTATACCAACAAATACTCTATGAACTTTTGCTTTTACCCATTTAAGTTTTGGAAGCTTAATTCTGTTCTTCTCGAAATCAACCTCTATGTTGTTGTTTGTACTGTTAGTAGAATAAGATTTATGATTATTCTTCTTACTTTTGAATTTAGGATAACCAGAATGTTCTTTGAAAAATTTCTGATATGCGCTATCCATATTATAAACAGAATTAGTAAGAGCAAATTTGTCTACCTCTTTAAGCCATTCATATTCTTTTTTAAGAACTTGATTAACATAGTTGTTACAACCTATCTTGTTTATAGATTTCTTTTCTGCTTCATAAAGATTTTTCCTATAAGCAAGCGTCTGATTATAAACAAATCTACAACAACCGAATGTTTTCTGAATTTGTATTTCTTGTGTTTTATTTGGATAAAGCCTATATTTGAATGATTTAAACATTGGTTTGTTACCGCCTTTCTACATCACTGTTATATCACAGCGAGCTTAACCCATCGTCTAAAGCCAATGGGATTGCGGCTGGTTTATTTTATTTCAAGTTTTAACATTGCAATAACCTCCATATCCAATATTTCTACGCTATTTTGGTACGAGAGATGGGCTTCGAACCCACACGCATTCCTGCAGCAGTTTTTGAGACTGCTCTGTCTGCCTATTCCAGCACTCTCGCATATTTCGTTAATAATATAGCAACTGACGTTAGCTATTATTAACATCTGGTGCGGGTGACAGGACTTGAAC